TAACTTCGATTTCTGCGAGGAATCTCGCGTAGCTGAAATGATTGCACCTCAGGAACCTGAGGTTAAGGACTTCAATGGTTGGGTCTACAACCCCACACCAACACTACCTTTCCGACCAACATTCAAGGTCACCCTCGAAGGCCTCCGCTGGTATCTCAAACCCTGCGGTTCCAGACTTGATCTGATCACTGATCGGAACCGAAATGCAGGTCGGTTACAGGACTTCTACCGCCGTCATAGGCAGCACGTTCCCTTCGATTTTGAGCATGAGTATATGGGAACTATAGAAGTTCGCTTCGCGTCCCCCGTTAATGTGCCGAAAGGTATTAAGGACTCAGGAGGTCTAATTGAACCTCTAGAGTTGACGATGATCCTCCATAACGCTACATACTAAATATGGCCAACGAAGAAAATGCCCAACTCCTTTCACCTGATGCTGAGATCGTTCTTTACGAGCTGACTACTAATAAAGGCTCCACAATCTACTTCAAAAGCGGACCTGAGGTAACCTATCTCGGGAACAAATATGAGTCAGTTCCAGTTACATTGTCCGCCCAAGCCCGAACGGTAGAGAGCGACAGACCCAGAAGCACAATGTCAATCGGTTCAGATAACCACGACCTAGCCATCCTCAAGACGGTACTCTTCTCTGGTGAGGTCGATGGAGCCACAGTTCTGAAACACATTGTCGAACTTGAAGACTTGAAGGCTGACGTTGATAATCGCACCACTGAAATTTATACCGTAAGGCAAATTGAAGGCTACAGCCGAAGTAAAATCAGCTTGGTCTTGGGGAGGTTCTCTCCCTCACCTAAGACTAGTATCCCCTATAGAAAATATCTGCGTCCTGCTTTCCCTTATGTGAGACTCCAATGAAGTATACCCACCTGCTTGGTAAGCAGTTTGACCTTGGTCGTCAGGATTGTTTTCAAATGTGCATCGATTTCTTCGATGAGAACTTCAACATAAAGATTCCAAATATTGCGAGACCTCATGATTGGGATCCCAACAAGTTGGACCTTATTGGGGACTTCTACCATATCTCAGGCTTCGAGAAGATCGAGAAAGACGAATGGCCTCCTCGTCCCGCAGATGTTCTGGTCACAACAGTCGGAGGTCGCAACCCTAACCACCTCTTAATCTATCTCGGAGGCAATGAATTCATTCACCACCAGACTGGTAAGCTCAGTACTCAGGAAGTCCTGAGACCTGCTTGGCGTCGGTTTACCTCATATATCTTGCGTCATCCAGATGTGCCTGATATGACACCAGAGAAACCACTATTGGATTTGAGGGAGCTTATGCATGACAGATTTATTTAATCACTATGCCGACGACGGTCCCGAACGCTGTGGATTGATCTTAATGGGAGGAATTATACTCGAATGTGAAAACATTCACGCGGAGCCTGAGAAGGGATTCGAGATTGATCCTCTAACAATTCTCAAACATGAGAGTGAAATCGAAGGAACATGGCACACCCACCCCGGTCAGAGCGCCATACTCAGCGGTGAAGATCATTTCTGCTTCACGCAATGGCCTCGTCTTGACCACTACATCGTAGGTAGCGACGGGGTCAGAGTTTACAAAGTAATGGAAGGGGCGGTGATCGATGCAGATCATATTCCACGGAAAACTGGCTGAGGACTACGGTCGTCACCACTACATAGAAGCAACCTCCATCCGAGACGCTTTGGAGGGCCTATCACGTCAACTTGAGATTTATTCTCATCTTCCGCTTGACAAGCGACCCGCCTTTCGTGTAGCGGGTCATCTAACAGTGGAATCATTAGAGGAGAATCCCGAACAAATTCATATCCTTCCAGCAATGGTAGGCGGAGGTGGTCTAGCTAAGATCGCCATTGGTAGTTTGCTGATTGTGGCGGGTATCTTCATCCCCGGTACGCAGTTCCTTATCTCTGTCGGGGTAGGAATGGTTCTCGGGGGTATTTCAGAATTATTTCTCAAAGCTCCAACTCTATCATCAGAAGATGATCCCGATGCCTCTAAATATCTTGGTCTTGGGAACAATACAACAAAACTGGGTACAGTACGTTTATATGCTATGGGTAGGGTGAAGATTACTTCACCTCACGTTATTGCTGTGAACGTGGACTCAAACAACTTAGTGAAAGGTGAATTCCCAGCATGACCGATAATGCAGAAGTAATTAAAGCAGACCTCGTTAGGGTAGCTGATGAGGTAGGTAAACAGCTTATAACTCGTTCCCAGTATAGAGAGTATGGGGAATTCTCAGATTGGGCCATCGAGAAGCACTTCGGAAACTTTCGCACAGCCCGGCGAGCCGCAGGTCTTGAAGCTCCTCGTGGCTCTCAACTTGATAAGAATAAACTTGGACGCCATGTGGACTTGGACGCCTATCGTCAATTCACAATTGAAAAGACCGATCTGGCCGATACTTATCGCAGACCAAATGGTAAGCGCTTCCAGACCATGTTGGTCGCCTCAGATATTCACGATGAAATGTGTGATCCATTCTGGCGTCGAGTGTTTATGGACACCGTTAAGCGTGTTCAACCTGATAAGGTGGTCATCGGTGGAGACTTCTATGACCTCGCAGAATTCGGTCGCTATTCTGTTGATCCTCGTGAGTGGGATGTTGTTTCGAAGCTCCAGTGGGGTCACCAGTTCTTCGCTGAGGTTCGCCGTCTTGCTCCTGAGGCTGAGATCGTGTTCATTGAAGGTAATCACGAACACCGTCTACTTCGCTACCTGACTGACAATGCTCCTGCCCTTAAGACACTACTCGCAGACCTGCACGGTTGGACTGTGCCGAAGCTTCTGGGCCTCGACAAATATGAGATTCGCTACGTCGCTCGTGCTGACCTTGCAACGATGACGGTCAGCAACGTGACTAGGGAAGTGGCTAAGAACTACGAAGTGTTCTATAACTGTTTCCTCGTCGATCACTTCCCGAGCGGTAAAGATAAAGGTCTCCCCGGAGTTAATGGACACCACCACAAACACTTGGTGACTTCTCTCTACAGCCACGCCTATGGTTCGTACGAATGGCATCAGCTCGGTTCAGGTCACCGTCGTCAGGCGGAATACTGTGCAGGTGAACAGTGGAACATGGGTTTCATGACGGTTGATGTTGATACGGAGAACGAGATTCCGCTTATGAACTACCACTTCGTTAGTGACTTCGCCAATGTCCACGGGAAGTATTATATCCGAGGTGATAGCGAACAATGAGCCTTTACATAGGCTCTAAGAAAGTCTAATACAGTCTAATGCCACGTCAGATGATTGGGTCGAAGGGTGGAGGGGGAGGTAGCAGCTTTGTTACCAAACCCGACACTCTTCGATCAGATGATAACTTTGAAATTCTCTTAGGCCTTGGTTCAGGCCGTTGGAAGGGGCTTACCAACGGCCTACAATCGCTAAAACTAAACGGCGTCACTCTAGAAAACGATGACGGTTCCTCTAACTTTGAGGACGTATTCATGATTTTCGCCGATGGAAATCCGCTTGAGGATCAGCTCGTGAACTTCCAACTCGGTGGAGGTGGTAATACTCAAACAATCAACACTCAACTCGTCAACACAACAGGAACGGGGGTATGGATCAGTGGCTCAGTCAGTACTCCTAACGCCAACTATATTGATATTCGATTCTTAGTAAGCTCACTCTTCTACCAAGATGAGAAGAGCATTAGGGAGAATACCGCTAATATTGAAATCGAAATGAGAGCGTCTGGGACCTCAGACTGGGTGAACATTTTCACAGCTCCTACCTCATCTTCAACTACATATGACCCCAACGGTTACTCCTATGTGGATGATGTAAGCCTATCAAACCTACACATTTATCTAAGCCAAAGTATGTTCAACTCTAACGGAACAGGCTTTAGCGCTTCGAGCAATCCTAACCTTACCATCACAGGTAAGACAACTAGCCCATATGTCAAGGAACTCCGAGTGGCAGTTCCTAACACTGGAGCATACGCCAATAAGACTTGGGAAGTTCGTGCCCGACTGGTAGAATTAGATACGGTAGATAATGATGACATTCAGGAGCGTAGAGTTATCACCCTTGAAACCATCGCTGCGGTTATCACCGATCAGCTTGGTGACGATCCCGAATGGGATGGACTGGTCTGGGCACAGATTCATGGTAAGGCTTCGGATCAATTCTCTGGCTTTCCTGAGATCACTGGTGTCTTTGACACTAAGATTTGTCAGGTCCCCGGCCCCTCTGTTTTTGATCCAGACACTCGCGTTTACACTCAAGCAACTTGGGATGGAACTTACGTGGAGGCGTTCACCACCGACCCCGCTTGGCAGATTAAAGAATTTGTGGAAGACCCTGAACACGGTATTGCAGGACTCCTCCCTGGAGCGACGCTCGATAAGTGGGACGCTTTGGAGGCTTCGAAGTATTTCAGCGAGCAAGTCCCCGATGGTCAGGGTGGAACTCATCCACGTTTCAGTATGAACCTTGTAATCAACGAGGCAAAAGACATTGATGAGATGATGTCGTATCTGGCTGGTGCTGTAAACTCTTATACAGAAGATGTTGGAGGAGGCACTTGGAGGTTCAAGGTTGATAAACCAGAGAACCCGGTCATGCTGTTCACTGAGGATAATGTCTTCGGTGAGTTCCAGTATAGTCACTCTGATATTGACACCCGCTTCAACGATTGGCGTGGGACATTTCTTGATGAATCTCTAGATTATGAGACGAATACCGTTCGGGTATTTGACCAAGCCGACATAGATAAGAACGGCATCAAATTTACCGAGGTAGCCTTAGTTGGCTGCACTCACCCTCAGGAAGCCCTGCGTCGTCTGATGTTCCGTCTGAGAGTTTCTCTCAACGAATTCCGTTCGGTATCCTTCCAGACCAATCGCATCGGTCGCCTAATCAATCCTCTCGACACTATTTTGGTCGCGGACGGCTCTCTAAATCCAGATCACTTGGTCAAGACTACAAGCCGGATGAAGGAGCACAACGGTACGACCGTTCGGTTGCTTCGTGAGCTTCGTTTGGAGACAGGTGTCAGCTACACAGTTCACTTCTCGACGACAGACGGTGGAACTATCAGTCGTACGGTCAATAATACGGCTCAGCAAAGAGGTGACGTTCTTACACTGTATATTGACAGCGCTCTACCTGCTGACGTGATGGCTCAAGGGGCTGTAGCTCTTGAGGCGACGGGCCTTGCGGCTCTCCCGGTTGCTTATCGTGTTCTATCGATTGAGAAGGCCGACGATGACGAGGATGCCTACACAATCAACGCTGTCCAGATCGACTCAGGTAAGTGGGCAGCGATGGATAACGTCTCACAGTCCGATATTTACGCTCAGGAAGCAGCTCCAAGTATAGACTCACCAACTCTACCCTCTGGTGGTCCTGTGACTCTGCTGAACTATAGTACTGATACTCAAAATAAGACTATCCTCAGAGTAGACTGGGAACGCCCCAGCTCACTGTTCTTTGACCATTATTCGATTGAGCAGAGACTCAACGACGGCCCATGGATTACACTTTCCACTGACCTTCGGGATAGCTATATTGAATTACAGAACCCCGAAGACGGTACTTATGATTTTAAGATTACCGCACACGACCGCCGCAATTTGAAGAGCAATCCTCTAGTCGTCCGAACGACTGTAGATAGTACAGCGGCACCCGGAGCGTCTCTGGCATGGTCTCAGATCGTAGACGATGGCAACAAACCTGAAGATGGTGCGGACGTTTCTGCTTATGGTACAGGCCCAGCTACAGCTTCCTACCGCTATAATGAAGCAGGTACTGCTGAGGGTGGGGAGTTCCCCGACTCCCTAACTTACCGCTTCCAAGAGCTGGCAGGACCAGTCACGTCAGGTGTTACGTGGACTTACACCGTACTATCTGGAAACGTCAACGGCAACTCTGCTGATCCCGATACTTCTTATTCAATGAGTGGCTCAGGCTCAGGAACTCTGACCGTGAACTCCATCGGTGCTGGAACCAATAAGATTGAGGTTCAGGGCGTCAAAGGCGGTAAAACTGTCCGCATTGAGACCGTTCTGACTCGCGAGGTTACTGCGGGAAGCAGCAGTGGTGGAGCCTCAACGTCCCAGAACAGTGGCTTCACCTCTACGAATTCGACAAGTTTCACAACTATCTCTCAGGAACTTGAGATCACGCTGGTAGGGAACACTCTTGATGTTCTAGTGAACCTACGCTCTAACTATGATTTTGAGGGTTCAGGGACCTTTGAAATGAATATTATGCGTTGGGATGGGGCCGCTTGGGTTCAGATGGGAGCTACTGAGTCTAGGTCAGCTTTCGTCTATACTGAGGTTGAACCACCCTACGAGGGGGGGGTGTTCGAAGAGGATGCTAATTTCGTAGCAACCAGATCATTCACAGGTACGACAGGTGCTACGCATAAGGTCAGAATTGATCTTCGAATTGCTTCCGGAGATTCTGGAAGTGTTTACAATGTCTACACGACAGGATCGGTAGGACTCAGTGGCTAATTTCTACCTCATAGAGCAAAATGGTGAGCGGCTCTACGTCGATTCTCTTTTGGGTCGGGGTAATCCAACCATTATTGCTGAACTAGATAGGATTCCCGATGAATTCGAATACTGGGATGATGCTACACAATCATTTCAGATGGACATGATCCGTAAGGCCGATACAACGGCTGGTGCGGATCACATCAAGACATGTCACTTGATCAAGCAAGTAGAGGCTGCTATGATCGTCTCCGGTTATGAGCTTGAAGCAGGACTGCTTTATGAAGAGGCTCAAGAACTCGGGCTGGACCTACTAGAATTGGCTCAGACTGTTCTTGAGAAGTCTTCCCAACGTAGAAGTAAAGAACTTAGTCGCAGGAGTATAAAAGTTGACGTTAACAGTTGAACCCCCAATGGATAAGAATGGGAACATCAACATCCACAACCAAGAGGGTGGGGAAATTGTCCTCAACTTCACATTCGATGTTTCAGCGCGTAATTATGTGTTTGAGACCTCTACAGGTGTTCGCATCAATCTGACGACAGGGCCTTCCAACAATGATAAGACTTTGGTTTATACTCAGGAACAGTTTAATGTTCTTCTAGGTCAAACTGTGAAATATGCTATCGTCGATGAGACTGATGCAACCCATGATCTAATCATGGAAGGTGAAATGAAGGTTCGAGGATATTAAATGGTTGATGTAACGATCACACAAGCTGCCCCTATTCAAGTTCAAGTAGGGGAAAATACCGCTGCGGCGGCGGCTCATGCTGCGGATGCGCTGTCAGCGCAAGCCAGTGCGGCGGCGTCGGCCCAAATAGCCGCAGCATTATCAGGTCCGCTATACGGCTCG